GATAAGTATCGTGGCATATTTGATAACAGTGTTGGTCAGGTGGTTAAGATGCAACGAGCAAAGGTTGATGATGATCGTGCAAGGGGTTGTTCTGATGGACTTCATGCTGGTGCATTAAATTATGTTGCTGGTTATGGCAGTGTAGAGAGTGGCGACCGTATTGTTATTGTTAAAATTAATCCGCGTGATGTGGTTAGTGTGCCTAGTGATTGCAACTGTGAGAAACTTCGCACTTGCCGATATGAAGTAGTCGGAGAGTATCAAGGCGAACTACTCAAACCTCTTTATTCATCTAATTTCAGTTATGATGAACATGAAGAGGAATATGATGACGAAGATTATGATGTAGATGAGTCTTACTGGGATCAGTTTGATGAAGATGATGAGGACGATTATGATCCTTATGAGGATGATGAAGATGATGACGATCAGTATTGATTATTGATCGTTGGAGGAAAATGGGCCGCTGGTGCGGATACTAGTTAAGGGGGTGGTTCGATTCCACCACCATTTTTTAATGAAAGAATAAAATGTACGAACCATACGATGAAGATGATGAATATGACGATGATCAATATAACTATGATTATAATGATCAGTATGATCCATATAAATTTTATTTCAAATTTGATGTGGGTGCAGACTCGCCTATCTCGGATATGATTAATAAATGGTTCAATCTTAGTCAAGACTCTTTCAATGGATTACACTGGTATAGTTTTCCAACACATATTGATGGCTGGCCTGTGATTAAGTTTCCTGTGAATAGTTGGAACTCCAATACTGAGAAGGGTAATTCCTTCCAGTATTTGGGGTCCAATTATCAAGGTAGTCCAATATGGAAAAAGAAATATTTTGTATCTGACCCGATCAATAATGAATATAGATTGCATTTACAAGCACATGCTAAACACTTTGTAGAACAACCTATTTATTATCAAGGGTTGTTTGATATACTTAATTAGGATTTTAAAATGAATAAAGAATGGTTTGTAGTTAAAAATTTAAAAGAATTTGTTGATTCTTCAAGACGTTTAGTATTTCAAAATTTTGGCAAAGATTCACCCAAAGAAAATGAAATAGACAATATGTTAGATGATATAGCAAATATGTCCATTGAAGATGAGTTAGAAATGAATACAGTGTTATCCTATGACGAAGCATGGGTTATTGTTCAGCCTTTTTTAAGAAAACAATTTAATAAAAAAACAAAAGAAAATAGATACTTAGTAAGTGAACCAGTATATATGAATATTATTAATGCTCTCAATGATAGAATGGTTAGTAATATTTTAAATAGTTTGGTAAATAAAGGTTTAATTGAAACGGCATATGATACTGAATCAAATGATTTTGTTTTTTGGTGCGCTAAAACATTAGATAAAAATGATAACAAAGAAAAACCAGAAGCCGATTGAGTATGATATACATCTAAAGTATATTTGTAAAAAATGCGGACAACCTCATTGGTTATCCTTTAAAGAAGCATCAACTAAGAACTATAAAGTAGTATGTGACTGTAATCATATCTTTAAAGTGAAAAGAGTAACTGGTTTTAAACTAAAATTTGATTCAATAAGAACAAATAATTCTATTGTCAAAGAAACTAAACCAGTTACAACCACAGAAAATATAATACCAAAAGATTTATTAAATACTGTCGTTAACAGTCTAGTAAATCTAGGTTTTACTGTTAAAGAAGCAAAAACTTTGGTTATTAAAAGTTATAGCGATTGTCCCACAAATGATATTGGATTATTGGTAAAACAAACCTTGGAGTTACTTAAAAATGTCAAATAGTATTAGCAGACCATCAAAATTTGATGATATTATTGGTCAGTCAGAGGTCATCAATCGCCTAAAGATCATGGTGAGGGGCTGTTTAAACTCTGGCGGTGTGATGCCGCACGTTTTAATAGACGGCCCGCCGGGGCTTGGTAAGACCACTATAGCAAGTTCTATTGCCAGCGAACTAGGCACAACGATCCGCACACTGAACGCTGCAAATATCCGTAGTATAAAAAGCATACTACCATACTTGATGAGTGTAACACCACGTTCTGTTCTTTTTATAGATGAAATTCATAGACTTCCAAAACTTGTGGAAGAATTCTTATATCCTATTATGGAAGATTTTGTTCTTCATATTACACTAGAATCAGAACCAGAATCTATTGATCTTCCAATGTTTACTATAGTTGGCGCTACAACTAGCGGTGGTAGTTTAAGTCAGCCATTTTATGATCGTTTCACAATTAAAGAGCATTTGTGTTTTTATACACCCGATGAGTTAGCTAAACTAGCAGGATTGAACGCTAAAAAGCTCGGACTATCAGTATCAGAAAATAATTTATTAGAAATTGCTAAAAGAAGTAAGGGAACTCCTCGTATTTTAAATGCTAGATTATTATGGTATAAAAACTATATTAGTTGTGAAAATTCATTGGTTGATGTTAATACTATTTTTGATAGTCAGGGAATTGACTATAGGGGATTAGATATGTATGATAGATTATATCTTGATGTGTTGACTAAAAATAAAGGTAATCCATTAGGGTTGAAAAGCATATCGTCTCTAACAGGAATAGCAATAGAAACTATTGAAAATAGTATAGAGCCATATCTATTAAGAGAGGGTTATGTTATTCGTACCCAAAAGGGTAGGATTATAGGTAAAAAACCATAACCCGTCTGCTATTAAGGCGTATTTAATAGCGTCTCAAATGCTCTAAAATCTCAAAAATGGTGTATTTCTTCGTGGAGATAGATCCATGAGACTATACTTTATTACACTTTTGATATTGACACTAATTATTAGTATTAATTCAGCTTCTTCAGGAACAATAGATCCGAGTATTTCGGATGCAAAATATATAGAATATGGCAAAGACTTTAAATATGTGGGTAAATTATGTGGTACTTATGAAGATGACACATTGTTCTGTGCTTCTGCCGTAGTAATTAGGGAAAATATTATCTTAACAGCAGCGCATGTTGTAAAAGGATATAAGGATTGTAAAATAAAAATTGAAAATAAAGAGTTTGAAATTACTAAATTTATATGGCCTTTAGATTTTGATCAAAATCAATATGGATTAAATGACATAGCTATAGGTTTTCTAAAACAAAAAATTCAATTAAGTTTTTATCCAGAATTATATGATAAAGAAGATGAATTAGATAAAGTGTGTTGCATAGCGGGATATGGAATAACTGGTAATTTTATAACCGGAGCGACAACATATGATGATCAACGTAGAGCAGGATCTAACATTATTGAAGAAATAGATAGACAATTGTTAATTTGTAGACCGTCTAGATCAACAGATAAAAAAAGAACATCGTTAGAATTTTTAATAGCTAGTGGAGATAGCGGTGGTGGTTTATTTATCAATAATAAATTAGCGGGCATTAATTCATGTATTTCGCATAAAGGCAAAAAAGGCAAAAAAGGCAAAAAGGGCTTAAAATCAACATATGATATGGAATCTGGACATACCAGAATAAGTATTCACAGAGAATGGATATTAAAGAATATAGATTAATCAACCCTCTGCATAATAGATAAAACGAGTTTATGGTTTTGTCAAGTTAAATTTTTTCTTATCTTGAACTTGACCTATTCTTGAAAAGAGATATATTGATTATAGTTACACTCAACATACACAATTCAAATGCTAGATCCAGATAAAAAAGATATTAGAAGACAAAAATTTGTAGACAAAAACTACAAAAAGCCTAAAGTCTCTGAGGAACAGAGGTTTGTTTCTAAATCAAAGAAACAATTTAAAAAGAAAATAGAAGATATTAAAGAAGAAGAACTATGGGAAGATTGGGAAAATGAAATACATTGAAGAATTAGAGCCTGGGGATACATTCACTATTAATAATAAAGTTTATTTAGTAACATCTGATTTTAAATCTAATAATCAAAGACTTTGTTATTCGTTAATAGACGGTTTTCCTAGTTGGATAATAAGTAATACAATAGTAGATCATAGTCCAGTATATATCTTAGATAAAGATAACAATACTATACCGGTTAAAGTAACAAAAAGTAATGTTTCTAATTAAGTTAAAAACTTTTATTAAATCTTTATTCTGGCACATATCATCTGGATTGCCCAAAAGCACTCAAAAAGAGATAGATTATCGGTGGAATATTTGTTTAAATTGTGATGAAGGATTTGATGCTGTAAATAGTCAATGTATAATATGTGGATGTAATCTTAGTAATAAGCGAGTTTTTTTGAATAAACTAGCATGGGCCGATCAAGAATGTCCCCTTAAAAAATGGAATAAAACTCTAAAATGAAAACCAAAACCTTAAATAAGTTAACGACCGTGTATGGTAATTTATTTGATTATGCACCAAAATATATTCATGCTGGCTATAATGGTAGTAGTATTATTATTCCTCATGTTTGCAATAATATAAATCTGTTTGGTGCTGGATTTGCTGCTGGTGTTGCCAAGCACTATCCAATAGTCAAAGAAAATTATCATCTTTTGGGATCAAGAAATACTCTAGGCTATGTACAATTTGTAGAAACAGATAAAGATTTAACCTATGGACATAAATTAATTTTTGCAAATATGATTGCTCAAAACGGCACAATTTCTAAAGATAATATGAGACCATTAAATTATGGGGCGTTAGTAAAAACTATGTATAAAGTTGCTGAATATGCAACGTTATATTTTAATAATGACCATAAAGTACAAATACACTGCCCAAAATTTGGTTGTGGACTTGCTGGTGGCAATTGGAACTTTATTCAGGATTTAGTTCTAGATATATGGAAAGACCATAGGGTAGTTTTTTATGATATCAAAAAATAATATATTGAGTAGAAACGATTTAACTAAATTAATCAAACCATCAAGTATTGGTTGTGAGTTAGGAGTATTTTTGGGAGAATATTCAGATATATTAATACAATCAGAAAAATTTCATAGATTTTATCTTGTAGATACTTTTAATGGAATAGTAGGATCTGGTGATTCAAACGGAGAGAATATTCGTACGTTTACTGGTCATTATCTTTTTGAGTTTATTAAACAAAAATATATAAACAATAGTAATGTATCTATTGAAAAAGCAGATTCTATAACATTCCTTAAATCTAAACCAGATAAATATTTTGATTTTATATATATTGATACTGTTCATACTTATGAACATTTAAGTTCTGAATTAGAAGAATCATTAAGAGTTATTAAAAATAATGGATTTATATGTGGACATGACTATAACCGAGATATGTTTCCTGGTGTAGTAGATGCTGTAATAGATTTTACCGCAAAATATAAATTAACATACTATACTACACCCCAAGAAAAACTAAGCTCATTTATTATAGAGCTATAAAATATTATGAAAAAAGTAATTGCATCATTTGGAATAGGTGAGCACTCAAGATTATTATCTTTAGCGATTCCTACTTTTTATTTATATGCTCATAATCATAACTATGATATTTTTTTACCATCTAATGATTTTTTTAGTAATAAAACTAAAGAAAATCCCGCTTCTTGGTGGAAATTAGATATTATAGAATATTTATTTAATACATATGATCAGGTATTATGGCTAGATGCAGATGTTATAATTTGTAGATTCGAAGAAGATATATCAACAAAAATTAATAGTCAAGATGATTTTGCGGCAGTAGTACATGAAACACCAGATGGTCAAGTACTAAATTGTGGAGTATGGCTATTGAATAAATCATCTACAAAATGGCTATCTTCCTTAAGGTCTTATAACTATTTTAGAAGATCCTCTTGTTGGTGGGAACAAGCAGCACTATTACATATTATGGGTATGGATCCAGATGATCCTAAAATTGTAGTTCCAGAAAAATGTAATATTCCATGGACTCAATTAGATTATTCTTGGAATCCTCACATAAATGATCATAGAAAAATTCCACAAGATACAAAGTTTTTTCACGCCACTTGTTTTAATGATAGATATGCTACGATGAAACATATCTTACAACAAATTAATATTTAAATATGATCACTATATTACCAGAATTTGAACAGCTCTATTTTGATAAAATTGAATTAGGCAAAAATTTTATTAAAGATAAAAAAATAATTATCCTTGGATTAGTTAGAAATTTAGAAAATAGTTTATACGATAATGTAGTTAGTATATCTATGATATCAAAATATTGTTCAAATATTAGTTTTTTTCTATATGAAAATGACTCTATTGATAATACGGTAAATGTTCTTAAAAAGTGTAAACTAGAAATTAAAAATTTTAATTATTTATCAGATACATTAAACTTGAGATCTTTTGGTCACCAAACGCTAGAATCCAAATTAGAACTAAAATCTACTGAAAGAACTTTAAGTTTAGCTAAACATAGAAATGTGTGCCTATCCTATGTAAGAGATAATAGTAATAAGTTTGATTTTGTAATAGTCATGGATATGGATTTTGAAAAATTTAGTCTAGATGGAATATTAAATTCCTTTGGTTGGTTTAGCGAAAACTACGCTGATGCTTTGGTTGGTACTTCTTTGCAGTTTAAGAACCTATTCTCTTCTGAACAAAAAAATTTATGGAACTATGACTGCTGGGCATATCGTGGTTCTTGGTGGGAAGATTTACAAAAATACAGTAATAATTACGGTTATGATCCTATGCTATGGTTCGGTTTTTGGCAATTACCAATAGGCAGCAAGCCTATTCAAGTAAATAGTGCTTTTGGAGGTATAGGTATTTATAAAACACAGCATTATATTAATGTAGAATATGAAGGATATGACTGCGAACATGTTTGCCTACATAAAAATTTAAAAAATAAATATCCAGATTATAAATTATGTATTAATCCCTCTCAATTAATGTTATTTATATGACTATAGTTTTAAGTTTAGCTATACTAATCGGTTTATTGCAAGCATATAGCTCTATTATGAATGTTAGATCCGGTAAAGTTGCTGGTGTTTATTCCCCTAAAGAGCCAACAACAGAATATATATTTTTTCTCAATAACCTAAAATGAATAGATTAAAAAATCAAAGAGTGTATCTTGCTGGTGCTATGGATAGAGTAGCAGATCGTGGAGTTGGTTGGAGAGATAGTATTACTCCGTTGTTACAAAATCTAGGAATAGTTGTTTTTAATCCTATTAGTAAACCAACAGATATTGGACTAGAAGATCATGATACCCACCAGATCAAAACTAAACTAAAAGGAATGGGTAGATATGATGAACTAACATCTATGATGAAAACAATACGATCAGTAGATTTGAGATTGGTTGATATTAGTGATTTTTTAGTGGTTAATTTAGACCTAGATATTCATCCGTGTGGTACTTATGAAGAAATTTTTTGGGCAAATCGTCAGAAAAAACCTATTATAGTTCATATGGTTCAAGGAAAAAATCATACTCCAGATTGGCTATTTGGAACTATACCACACCAAATGATTTTTTCTAATTGGGATGAAATCAAACACTATTTAGAGCATATTAATAATTCTGAAAATATAGATACTCATAAAAGATGGTATTTTTTCAATGCAAAAAATAATTAATGAATTAAAGTTGGACTTTGATGATGTGTTAATACGTCCAAAAAGATCCACACTAAATAGTCGATCCGAGGTTTGTATTCAGCGAGAATATAAGTTTAAATATTCTAAGCGAAAATTATTAGCATCTCCAATTATGGTAGCCAATATGGATACCGTTGGAACAATGCAAATGGCTAAATCAATAGGTAAGTATCAAGCCATAACTTGCTTACATAAACACTATTCAGCACAAGAATATATTGATTTTTATAAACAAGCATTGTATGATAAAGAAAGTAATTTAATATATAGAGATTTAGTATTTTATTCTATAGGAACTGGTGATAAAGACTTCAAAAAAGCTATTACTGTATTTGGAGCGATCCAACATCATCATCCATATCCTAATATTTGTTTAGATGTGGCTAACGGATACACAGAACAGTTTGTTAAAAAAGCAGCATCTTTAAGAAAACTTTTTCCTGACTCTATCATTATGGCTGGCAATGTTGTTACTCCAGAGATGACAGAAGAATTAATTATTCATGGTGGAGTTGATATAGTCAAGGTTGGTATAGGTTCAGGGAGTGTATGTACCACTCGTTTAAAAACTGGTGTTGGATACCCACAATTAAGTGCCGTAATGGAATGTACTGACGCTGCTCATGGTCTTGGTGGTCATATATGTAGCGACGGAGGATGCAAAGTAGTCGGGGATATAGCGAAAGCCCTTGGAAGTAATGCGGATTTTGTAATGTTGGGTAGTATGTTTGCTGGTGTAGACGAATGTGAAGGAGAATGGCAATATGAATATTTAGGAGGTAAAGATACAGATTATTTATTTTGGCAACCATTTGATCCTGGCAATAATTCACCTAAAAGAAAAGTATCATTAAAATACTATGGAATGAGTAGTAAGGACGCTATGAATAAACACCATAATGGAGTTGCAGATTATAGAACAGATGAAGGCAAATGCGTGGTAGTACCATACAAAGGAACAGCACAAGATATTATACAAGATATCTATGGTGGACTAAGGAGTGCATGTACCTATATTGGTGCTAATAATATTAAAGATTTTGGTAAAAAAACAACATTTATACAGGTTAATAACACACATAATAAAATATATGAAAAATCTTAATTTATTTTGTCCGATCAATAGTACTGGCTATGGCATAACATCTTCAAATATAGTCAAATCCTTAAATAAAGATTTGAATATCAGTTTATTCCCTATAGGATCCAGTATAGATTGCAATAGCGAATCAGACAGAGAATTATTCCAACAATTATTAAACAATAATTCAACATTTGACTATTCAGCGCCATGTTTAAAAATATGGCATCAATATGATTTGGCTACGAGAATAGGAAATGGACACTATTATAGTTTTCCTTTTTTTGAAATAGATAAATTAACACCACGAGAAATTCATCATTTAAATTATTGTGATTATATTTTTGTGGCATCTTCTTGGGGCAAACAAATCCTACAAAATAATGGTATAAATAAACCTATCATTGTATGCCCTTTGGGTGTTGATATGAATATTTTTACTATTCCAGAATATAAAATCAAACTAGAAAAACCTAATTATATCTTTTACCATATCGGTAAATGGGAACATCGTAAATCTCAAGATATTTTATTTCAAGCATTTGACGCAGCATTCACCCCAAATGATAATGTTGAATTGTATCTATTACCATTTAATCCATTCTTAACTGAGCAAGAAAATCAATATTGGTTTAATTTAGCAGATAGTTGTAAATTAAAAGATAAAATTAAAATCTTTGGTCGTTTACAAACACAATTTCAAGTAGCCGATTTTATAGATATGTGTGACTGCGGAGTTTTTGTGTCACGAGCAGAGGGATGGAATAATGAAATTATAGAAAGTATGGCTATGAATAAACCTATTATAGCCACAAATTATTCAGCACATACGGAATATTGTAATAAAGACAATGCTTATCTAGTAGATATAAATTCACTCGAACCTGCTAATGACGGTAAATGGTTTAATGGTTTTGGTAATTGGGCTAAAATTGACCACAATCAAATAGAACAGATTGTACATTATATGAGATTTGTGTATCATAATAATATAACAACCAATCCTAATGGTGTTTTAACGGCTAAAAAATATAGTTGGGACCATACTGCCAGTATCATACAATCATCATTCATTAAAAATAATAGTTATTATGCCAATACCAAAAAGAAAACAAAACGAAGATAGTCAGAAATTTGTTAGTCGTTGCATGAGTAACGAGACAATGAAAAAAGAATATCCAGACACAAAACAAAGAGTAGCTATTTGTTTAGGTCAAACTCGCACAAAATCTGGACTATTTGATTATGTATTGGATATTTTAGGTTTTTCTTTATCGTACAACGATTGTGCAGAATGTGGCAGCGTAGAAGAAATTAGCTTATCTAATATAATTCCGCCAAATGAACAAGACTATGTAGATTTTGGAGAAGAAACTGAAGAACTCACGATCCCGGCTATTGCTAAATATGAATATGTTGATCCTATTACTTGGGAAAAATATTACTTCGAAAGAAGAGGTAATTATAAAAAAGATGGTAGGTATTTGAGATATGAGGGTGAGGCTAAAGCATCAGAATATCAAGGTCGCAAAGTAACACTAAATAAACCATTTAGAACTCCGGATGGTCCTAAAAAATTTAGTGTCTATGTAAAAAATGAAAAGGGAAATGTGGTCAAAATAAATTTTGGCGATCCAAACATGAAAATCAAGAAAAATATTCCAGAAAGACGCAAGAGTTTTAGAGCAAGACACAATTGTGATAATCCTGGTCCAAAATGGAAGGCCAAATATTGGAGCTGTGAGTGGTCTTGGTAAATTGGTAGAATAAATCCATATTTTGTTCTTCCACGGTGTGTATAAGAATATACCGGAGGCAGAATGAGAAGTCAAATGAGTTATGATGCTTTCTTAAAAAAGCTATATAATTTTGCTAAGAAAAAAGGACCATCTTTTGTTGCTGCTTTTCCTGAAGCTTCAAAACAAAAACTTGGAATTAATAAAAAAACCAAAGCCGAAGATGGAGACTTCGTAGAAATAGAAGATACGGAAGAAGAAAGCCCAGAAATGGAGATGATGGAATATAAAAACGATTTTTATCAAATGAGTATAGGTTCTTTAAAAGCAATTATGCAACATAGTCAGGCTATAATAGAGGCTCTAGACAATCCGACTATTAGAGAAAATTTGACAGAAAGTTGGTTACAGGGTAAGATTGCCATAACAGAAGACTATATGAGAACTATTCATGACTTTGTTATGTTTGTTTCTGAAGGTAAAATTAAAGCAGATAGTTACAATGATATAAATCAATTCGAACTTGGTCCTTCAACGATGAAAAATTTAGATGATCTATATGACAATAAAAACGACGAGACCAATTCAGCAATATCTGCCTTAAAAAAGGCTACCAGTTGTGCTAGTACAATGATAGAAAAAGTAACTGATCCTATTGTTACACAACGCTTGACTTCTGCATGGAAAGACGGTAAAATCGAATCGGCTTGCAAAAGCATGGGTGAACTCCATGATTTTGTCATGAATATGCCTCTGGCGGACGATAATAAAACCATGGTTGCCAGCGACAAACCAGGACTATGGGAAAATATACAAAAGAAAAAAGAGAGAATGGGTAAACAATATAAGCCTGCTAAGCCTGGAGATAAAGATAGGCCAGACCCAGAATCTTGGAAAAAAGCACAATAATAATCATAATTAGGACCTTAATTTGATAGACAGTTCGGATATTGATTTTTTATATTGGCTAAAACAAAGACTAATATATTTGCATGATTATGCCATGGATCATGAATCTGTGTCTAGACTGAATTTATTGATTACAAAACTAAAAAATAGTACTATTCAATTATCAACTCTAGAAATAGATAAAATTATTAGTCAATATTTTGTGGATTTTAACTTAACAAAAGACGAGACTTTAAATATAGGATATACAGATAAAGAAAGAGATAGACTAAGAAATGATATAATATCGATTGCTATAGACTTTTATAAACAAAATGTACCAAAGGAAAATTTAATTAAATAAGGAATTATATTATGTTATTACAAATAAATGGAATCGGAAATCAAAAAATCGAATATAAAGATCATTCACAACTAGAATTTGACAGCTTAAACACCTATATTACATTAGCTAAAAAATCTATTTCAAAATTTTCTAATCAATTTTATAATGGATTATCTTCAAAAATGCTAAAAGATGAAGATGCAATATCTTCTATAGCCAATGCTATAATGATGGCTGATTGGAGATGGGATGAAAATTATCAGAATGATAAAGGTACAAAAAAAACTAAATACTCATATAGAAATCAGTGTGCCTTATGGGCGATTCAAACTTATGTATCAAAAAACTATAAAAAAAATAAAAAATTTAAAACAAACGTTTATTCATTAGATTATATGGTTGAAAAAGATGATGAGTCAACAGTTCATAGCTTTACAGAAGATACTAAAAGTATATCACCAGAAGATATATTAATTAATAAAGAAAATAAAGAAGAATTATCTAGTCTAATTAATAAACTTTTACAGCTAGATTGTTTATCTGATAGACAAAGAGATTATATTCAATTATATTATTTTGAATCATATACATTTGAAAAAATTGGTAAAAAATATGGTATCACTAGAGAAGCAGTTAGGCAAGGACTAAATAAAGCTATTTCTCTTATAAAGGAATCAATTAATGTTTAATATTAATATACATTGTGTAATTTTTGGTGTTAATATAAGCTTAAATAAAAAATGCATATTATCATCAAATAAAGAAGATATAGAATTTCCAAAGTTAAACCTTCAGCCAATTCATATTAATGATATTAATAATAGTATAATTAAATTTCTTAAACAATTCATTTTTATTAATGAACTAGAATTAATTCCACAAATTATTACAATAAATAATAATCTATTAAAATCAACCCCTAATATAGAAGATGAAATTAATATTGTATACGGTTTTATCATAGACTATAAGTCTAGTATAGATACCAATAATGTTAATTGGATTGATTTTGATATATTAAAAGAACATAAATATAGCACAGTTATTTTTGAAACTATGCAGAAATTAGCATAACTTATTATGATTAAATATCTTAAAAAATTTTTTTCTAAATATAAAAGTCCTCCTACCGATACTAATAATAGTATTATTTTTAGCATTAATAATAATAAAGAAATAATTATTCAAATAAACTTAAACAGTTTTTCAACTGAATCAGCAACAAAGTTTGGATATTTATTATTTCTTATTAATGAAGGATATTGCGTGAAACATATTCTAGATTTTTTATCCACAATGCAAAAAGAAGATATAGATAAAAATTTATTCATACAATCTGTTATTACCCAATGGTCTTCGCAAATATTAGATCATGATAATAACGAAGAACCTATTGTTAAACCAACACAATTTAATATTAAGGATTGAAAGTGCTTAATAGTCCTAAAATTATTTGGGAAAAGTGGATTGATCCATTCGGCAAAGATATAGACGAAGCTAAATGGACAGACTATAATAATAATATTACAGACTTAAAAAATATTATAAATACCGATACTTTAGATACTAACGATCCACAATATCGGCCGGAAATTATAAATAATCCAATTAAGGTCATAGCATCTCCTTTGGGTATTATTCCATATAATGAACATACCGCTAGTAGTAAAATTTTTAATTTTTGGTTAGGACATACTAATTTTAGTATAACTCATAAAATTAAAGATATTATAGAAAAAAATGATGGAGTAGAAATTTTAGATATTTTTACAAGATATAGATTTAGAATAGCTATAGGTAAATGTTTTATAGATGCTGAAGTCATGAATTCAATTAATAAGCAAATACAAGAAACCCTGGAATAAAGGATATGACCAATCATAACAACTCACAACTGAATAATATTCATGATTATAATATAGATATAGAAAATAGAGAAATTTATTTACATTCTTATTTTAATGAAGAAAATGATGAATCTGGAGTTGATTATAGATCAGCAATCGTTTTTCAAAAAATCTTAGATATTTAAATCTTATATCATTAGATCCTATTCTTGTACATATGCATTTACCAGGAGGAGATTGGCAGGATTGTTTGGGTATTTATGATGCAATTAAAGCAAGTAAAAGTAAGATAATTGTGGTAGCCTCAGCTAAAGTAGAATCAAGCAGTACTGTTTTATTACAAGCTGCGGATTTAAGAATCCTGACACCAAATACTAATTTTTTAATTCATTATGGGTCAATTAGTGTTGATAATGAACACAAAGCGGCCTTAAGTATGGTTCAATGGAGTGAAAAAGAGAGCGAAAAGATGATAGATATATTTACAGAAAAGTGTATGAATAGTATTATATCAAAAGAAAAAAATTGGAAAAAGATGATTGTTAGAAAACATATTGTTGGTCAATTAGCTACTAAAAGAGATTGGATATTAACATCAGACGAAGCAGTAAGATATGGTTTTGCTGATGGTATTTTAGGTTCAAAAAAATATCCTAATATTGATTATATTAAAAATCTTATGAAAAAATCTAAATAATATGTATATTGATTTCGCTATTACATCCACTGATATTGCAGAAACAGAAGTTAAAAAACTTATACAAGAAGTCATTAAATATCCAATTAATAGCATTACTGTTCCAGTCTATTTACTTAAATCAATTAAGTCAATCTTACCAGAAAATAACACGAGATTCCTTTCTTGTTTAATAGATTATCCATTAGGTATTTCTGATTTTAAAACTAGAAAATGTGCTATAGAACAAGCTTTAAAGTCGGGTGCGACTTCTGTAGACATAACAATGCCGCAAAATTTAGCCGCTAATCGAAAATACGATAAGATTAGAGAGGATGTTCAATATGCACAAGATTTATGCAAAGAAAATAATATTGATATAAAATATATACTAGAATACAGGGTTTTTGACCACTATTGTCTTAAAAAAATATGTGAAATTTTTGATAATTATGAAATTACTCATGTTTATCCATCTACTGGATTTTTTTTAGATAATTTAGCTGATAATATCTTAGCATCTATATTTTTACATCAAAATTCTAAAAATTTAAATGTTATATCAACTGGTAATATTTGGACAAATAAGCATTTTGATACTATTATTAAATCCGGCCTATTTGGCTTTCGTACTACATCTATCCATAGCTTAAAAAATTTTGTATCCTTTAATTTAAACGATAAAGTTCAATAGTGGTGTATAAAGCTGTAGTTAATAAATATCTTTTTTATTATGGAGTATAATAATGGCCACAGCACAAGTTAACGGTTCTGCTCTTACAGATAATGGATATGGCTCATTCCTACAAGCCAATAATGCACACGGCACTATGAAAGCTAATGGTTCAGTAGCATCAAATGTTGTAGAAAATGTTACTACCCCATCTCCTGTTGTTGGAGTTTTTGGATCCCAAGTGATCGAAAACACAGTAACAGTCAAAGATTATGCTGGTAAAGCTATTACCGCAGGTGTATTTTCTCATAATCATATACAACCAATTTCTAGTTTGATTACCACAGAATTAGCGGGTCTTAATACTAACGCTATTAAATCCCCGGCTAATGATGGTGTCAAACGAAGTATTAATAAAGTAGAAAATAATAAATCTATTTTATTTACAACCGCTATTAGAAGCAATAAATACAATAGAGTAACCGGTAAATGGGATAGTGGTTATCCAGCAGCACAAACTATTAGCTTTGCTTCTGATGACGCTGCTAATCCCACAGCAAGTGTTCCAGGAGAATTAACATATCGTACTGGAGCTAAAGTACCTGTCAATGATAATTATAAAAATAAAACTAATAATTAATAATCTATATTAATAATGTTTAATGAGCCAATGATACTTTGGTGTCGTTGGCTCTTTTTTTTAAGAAAGACATAAATATGACTGATACTATTATTCATTTCTGGGAAAATATTGCTACTACTAGTATTGGTATTATTGTTACAATGATGGGTTTTTGGGTTGCTATTGGTCGTAATATGGTTACAAAAAATGAAGTGGCTCAATTAATAAAAAATGAAAGTCCTTATCTTCAAGATCGACAATTTATTATGGAGAGGTTAGCTACTAATAAAGAAACTCAGGCCGCATTTGCTTCGGCACTTCAACGAAATACTGAAGTTATGAATGAGTTAAAAATACAAATTGCTACTCTTGGAAAAACGCTAGAAGCTCTTGAAGATAGAATTGATCGTTAGGTGTATAGTTAAATAACTCTATCAAACAAAGGTAAAATATTATGGCTAATGACATTAACAAAGCAATATCGGCCAACCCCATTAAAAATGGCACCCTCCTCGTCTCATGTACCAGAACAGGAGAATATTCAACACTAGAAACCTATGTTAAAAACTCTCCTAGTATAACTGATATAGAAAATAAATATGATAATAGATTTGATGATCCAAGCTATTATTATGGTTGTGTTGTTGATGGCGGAAACGTATAATAACTTAAATACTCAATAAAGAAAATATATTATGTCAAATAAACACGTTAATATTAAGTTAAGAAGAGGCACAGCCGCAGAATGGACAGCTAGTAATGAATTATTACAATTAGGCGAACCAGGATTTGAAAAAGATACTAGAAAATTAAAAATTGGAGATGGTATTACACTATGGAATGATTTACCATATATAACTCCAGATTTTATTAATATAGTATCTAGTGGCTCCATAGCTGATCTTACAACTCTTCAACAAAATCAAATTGTAGAAGGAACTATAGTATTAACAACCGATGGAGTAAGATGGATTTATAGTGGAACAGGTAGTAAAATCAATGAAGCGTCATATGTACAATTAGCAGATATTAGTCCAGCCTGGATTCAAATTACTAGTAAGCCAGCTAGTTTGGTTGGATTAGCAGATATAGCCACTACTGCTATTGGTGATTTTATTTTAGCTACTGGCAATAATACTTATCAAGTAACTAATTTTGCAGAAAATGTGGATGATAGGGTGGGTCAGTTGGTAGTTGCTGGGAGTGGAATTAGCGTAAACTATAATGATAGTCTTAATAGTTTAACTATTAGCACATCAGGAGTAAGTTTTGTTGGTCATACTCACGTTAGTAATGATATTACTAATTTTAATAGCAGTGTTAGTGGTTTGCTTCCAACAATAAGTAATAGTGGTGATAATAGAGTTTTAACCAGCACAGGATCTAGTACCGGAATTAATGCTGAAAGTAACATAACATTTGATGGCAATAAACTAAACGTTATAGGTTCTATTAGTGTTGATAATCTTAATTTTGATAATAATACTATTAGTAGTTCTAGTGGTAATATAATTATTAGTCCTAGTGGAGATGGAGCTTTACAAAGAGATAGCGGTGGGGACTCTAGGGGAGTTTATGCTGTTGATTGGCAAGGAAGTAGAGTTCTTAATACTCAGGTTGCTAGTGGTCCATATAGTACCATAGGCGGCGGA